TGTATTTATAAATTTCAGAATGCAAATATAAAACATTATATTCTAAGGCAACTTTTTTATCAGGAATATAAATATCTAATTCAAGTGGTGGTATTTGACTTCTATTTTTTGTCTCTAAATTTATATACTCTTTTAACCAATTTGCAAGATTTATTTCACTGCCAGATTGACTCAAATTGATAGGATTACATTCTGTACATAGAATTAATCCATTTAAATTTCTTCTACTGGCGTTATAAATTGTGATAGAAAATGTGTGACCACAACCACCTTTTAGTGTGACTATTCCATCTTCAGTATCTAATAAATCATATCCTATATTTTTATAATATTCACTTGATTTGTCGATCAAAGAATATTTAATTTTATCTCTAAACTCATCGGATTTTAGATATTTTCTATATTCTTCTGTCTGTGTAAACCAATCAAATCCATATAAAAGTTTGTTAGTCTCTATTGATTTGGAAATAATATCTGAATAGACTCCACTTTTCCATTTTTCTTTTATTTTATTTCGGAAATCTTCAGTTTTGCTGTGAGAATCAACACCCCATTTTTCTAAAGATGTTTTTCTAATTTTTTCAAATATTTCTAATTTATTATCTTTAAGTATATTTCTAAGTTCGGGTGTTTGTAAATAACTTCCAACTCCCCAGTTTTCTAAATTGGTTTTCTTTGACTTTTCCTTATATTCTTCTGTCTGAGTAAACCATTCTGTATTATACTTTTCTAAATTATGTTGCTTTACAAGTTGAATATATTCTTCAGTTTGAGTGAAATGTTCCTTACCGTATTTTTTTAGTAGTGTGTCTTTTGCTTTTTCTTTAAAATCATCTGATTCGAAATAATTATCTACACCATATTTTTTCTGTATAGTTTCATTATATTTTTTCTTTACTTCTTCATTTTGTGCAGAAGATTTCGTTCCATATCTTTGTAGATTGGTTTCTGTTTGTTTATTTTTGACTTGTTCTGCTTTTGCTACATTATCAACTCCCCACTTTTCTAAGTTTGTATTTTTTCTTTTTTCTTTAGTTGATAGATCGGTTGCTGAACATTTAGCCGAACAATATTTCCTATATCCGTCTTTCCAATTTTTATTGAAAGTTGTTGTATTTCCACACTTACAGGTAAAATTATTTTGATAATCATTGACCCAATGCCAAAGTTTTTGGTTGAAAGGTAAGTCTGTTAAGTTAATACAGAAAGATTTTATATCTTCTAATATATCAGGATAATTTTTATTGAAATATGACTCTCTTAATCTATTACCTTTATCCTGTAAAATTTCATCAATTTTTTCTAACTTACTCATAATTGTTATATTAATTATTTCAAGACTTGTTTTTATATAAAAAAAAGAGAGAACTTAAAGTTCTCTCTTTTTGTGAGTTATCAATTATATGTTTAGTTAAGGAAGTTGTTAGCGTCTTTAACTTGGATTGTCATATATTGTTTTTGTGGGAACCATCCAACTTCTGCGACTGCGTAGCGGCTTCTCAATAACATTCTTGGTGCGAATGTAGCCTCAGAGATCAAGCTGATTGATTGAGCCATCAAATAAGGAACGAAGATGATACCTGGTTGATCAGGATTGTTCTTACGTCCAAGAACGATACGATTGTCGTTATATTTCATATATGGATCAACATAAACTTGGATGTCACCAATTTGTCCAACTGGATAAAGTTGACCAGAACCGTTGATTTTAGATTTAGTTGGGTTGATAGTGTAACCAGCGATATCCATCAAAGAAGCAGCTAAAGCTCCGTTAGTTACTGCATATTGAGCAGGACCTACACGACCTTCAGTTGCGATGTAGTTAGAAGCGTGAACCATCTTAGTGATAAGTTTACGTTGGATAGCGTGAGTAGTTTCACCACCAGGTCCAGCACCAGTACTAGCATAAGATGTATCTAAGTCAAATACAGTTGCGTTTGCAATTGTTGTTGTAATTGTTCCAGCGTAAAGTGGAGCAGAAGCTCTGTTAAGATCACCCATTTCAAAGATCTTACCAACGATTTGCTTAGAGATTACTTGAGACAATTCGTTTACAAGGATAGATTCCATTTTCTGAACGATGTCCATACCTGTGTTAGCTTTGATATCTTCGATTTCAGTTCTTCTAAGAACAGAAGAAACTTCGATGGTACCAACTGCGATAGACTTAGTAGAAACTTTTGGTCCGATTACACCAGCGTAAGCTAAATCATCTTCAGCACGTGACATTGGGTATTGTCCACCTCTTGAATTATCAGAGAAGTTAGTTGAGAAACCTGGAAGGTGATCTTCAAGAGCTGATACTAAATTAACAGTTTTAGATGAACCAGCAGCAGTTGCACCCGCAGTTAAACCAGTTGCAGTTGCAGGTAAGAAAGCAATTGAATCAACAATTGAAAGTGTTAAACCAAAAGTATTTAAATCCTGAATCCAACCTACATTTGGCGCAGGATATGGAGTAGTCTGCATGTTACCAGTGGCATTATTTTGACGGAAAGCTTTGAAGATAAGGTTACCATCAATACGAGAGAAACCTAAGAACTCAACCCAGTCTGTATAAACAGTTGGAGCTGTGGTCGTCATAAGACCGTTTGAAATATTAACATAAACTTTTTTGTATGATGTTCCAGGCCCACCAGTTGTTTGAAAATTCAACCCACCAGAGTTTTCAGTGATAGCAGGTGTTTGTGCAGCTAAGAAACCTCTAATCGACGTTGTATAAAGATTCAACTGTGAGTCAGAATATTTGAACACCTGAGGACGACCTACACTTTGATCAACATCATCATATTGGAAGTCAATATACAACAAATCCAATTTCGGACCTGGGGTTGGTTTAACTGAAACCAAGTCAAGACCAATTGTCTGAGCTGCAATTTTCATAGCTACTGGCAACAAGTTTTGTCCAAGGTCACCTGAACCGAAATTACCATAAGCATTTGGCGCTGTATTTGACGCTTGTGTATAGTTGTTAGAACCAGCAAAAACAGCAGGTTGAGGAGAAAATACTCCACCCATACCAGCGTTAGCTGCATTTACATATGCGTTTTCATTGATTGTGTGAAACTCAGCATATTCAGACATCCAGTCAAGTCTGTCTTCGTTAACGATACCCATGTTCTCTAATACTGGAGACCATTTCTTAAGGGCTTTTTGTTTGTCTATTCTAATGTTTGACATAGTTAATTTTAATTTTTTTTTTTTAATTTTTATCTTATATCTATATATATGATCACTTAATGTCCCTTTTTTGATAAAGGTGGATTTTTTATAGATTATAGATTTTTAAATCTTTCAAGAATCAATTTCATTTCATTTCCAGAAATTTTTTCCTCTTGAATGATTGGATTCGAATCAACTAAATTTTTTGTAGTAGATTCATTTTTTTTCAACTGTCTTGTTAACCAGAAGTGTTCAATTTTTGCTTCGTTTGTTAGTTCCGGATAAAGTCTAGCTTGAGAAAGGATTGATCTCTTGTTAGATTCGTTTAATTTAGACCAAATTGGCTTTACGTTTTCAGGCATAAGTCTAATTAATTTTTCTTCTAAAGATTCTCCTTTGTTTGATAATGATTCTTGGATAAGTCTTAAAACTTCAGCAGATGAGAAGTAACTTTTTTCGTTTAGATAAAGTTTAACTTGTTCTTGTTCAGCTTTAGTCAAGTTGTAAAAACTATCAACTTGAGATTTGTTCAAAAACTTCAAGAAGTGCAAATCATTGGTTTCAGAAACTTTACGTTTTCTAGCTTCTTGTATCAAAATATTAATTTGTTCAGATAATTGAGAATCGGTTTTCATTTCTGTTTCTCCCATTTCCCATGTATTATTTTCTTCTTCTTCATTAGGTTCAATTTCATTATAAGATTGAGCACTATGAGGATTTGACATCATATAGTATTCATCTTCTTCTTTTTCTTGAGCAAAAGTGTTATGTTTTTCTTCTTCAGCAACTTCTTCAAAACCAGCAGCATCTAAAGTTGGGAACTGATCAGCGAAGTTTTCGTTGATTCTACCACCATTCAATTTTTCTGTGATCATACCAGCATAAGAAACTGTTTTGTCAAGATTTTCTGCAAGATATTCAGAATAAGCGATGTTATCATCAAGATGTTCAGCGATGTATTCAGCATAAGCGATATTACCTTCAACATGTTCAGCAAGATACTCAGAGTATGCAATTGAACTGTCTAAGTGCTCAGCGATATATTCAGAATAAGCAATGTTCTTATCTAAATTTTCAGCGATATATTCAGAGTAAGCAATATTCTTATCTAAATTTTCAGCGATGTATTCAGAGTAAGCGATATTCTTGTCTAAGTTTTCAGCGATATACTCAGAATAAGCGATATTCTTGTCTAAGTTTTCAGCGATGTATTCAGAATAAGAAATGTTCTTATCAACAGTTTCAGCGATATACTCAGAATAAGCGATGTTTTTATCTAAGTTTTCAGCAAGATATTCAGAGTAAGAAATGTTCTTATCTAAGTTCTCAGCGAGATATTCAGAATAAGTGATATTCTTGTCCAAATTTTCAGCTACATACTCAGTGTAGTTAACTGCTTTCTCAAGATTTTCAGCTAAGTAATCGTTGTGAGAAATAAGTTTTTTTGTAGTAGATTTCAAGCTTTTGTTTTCGTTAACAACAACTTGTACTTTCTCAGCTAAATAGTCTAAATATTTAACCATTTGAGAGTTGGTTTTGTTGAGTTCTTCGTAGTACTCAAGGAGTTGTTCCAATTTTCTTGGAGTGAGGTTACCTTTTTTGATAGCTGTTTGTGCTGCCTGTTTAGTAGTTGCGATTTCATTCACCAAATACTTGGAATAGTCAGCCAATTGCTTCTTAGTAACGTAATCATTTTTGTTCATGTTAAATAATTCGTTAATTTTTGACTCGTCGGACATTTCATATATCCTAAAGTTAGTTTTGTTAGAATATCCAACAGATTCATTAATTGACTGCATTCTTGCAGAAGCGAATCCAGGATCAGCAACAATATCGTATGTGAAAAGTTTTTTAAGTGTAACAGTACCGTCAGATTCAGTGACACCAGCTGCTCTTGAAGAAACAAAAACAGGACAACCATCATTCACTAGTGATTGAGCTTCTTTTCCCCAGTAAGTATTAAGAAGTTTAATTTCACCATCAACTCGGTTACCCTCTTTAACGTAAAATGCTTTTCTGATAATGTGGGAAGCTCTTGATAATGAGGTGTCGAACACATCGGGATGATCGAACTCACCATAAACTACACCCATTGTTTGGATACGTTCATTTAATTCCTTTAAACAAGGAATAAATTTGTCAGCTGTGTATATACGCTCGTTCCGATTTTTAATTCCGAACTCAGTGAAAACACCACCTAAAACATATTCTTTTTTACCACCAGAAATCTTAACGTTCTCCTTCAAAGGATTTGTGTTGTTTTCAACGATTAAAATTGGTTTCATTTAAAATAGTTATTTTTATAATTGTATATATATCGCTAAAAAAACAATTTTTTTCAAGGTGGATTTTTTATAGAAACTTTATTTACAATATAAATATATATTATATTATGGACGATTTGTTTTTTAAAACTACTAATGGTGTTTCGGATAAATTTCTAAGAGAAAATCATAAGGAATATTATGATAATCTTTTTGTTTTTGTTAAAGAAGAAAATATTTCACTTTCTGAAAGAATTTACTTATATCAAAATAATTTAAGTGAAAAGCCAAAGTGTCAGTATTGTAAAGAGAATAAAACTAATTTTCTCAAATTCTACAAAGGTTATACTAAATATTGTTCTAAAAAATGTGCGGCTACAATGACTGCACAAAATCCTGAAGTTAAATCAAAAAGATTATCTGGTTTCGAAAAATCGAATAAGGATCCGGAATTGAGAAAGGAAATGACGGAAAAAGCTAATAAAACCAAATCCGAATTTTCAGAAGAAAGAAAAAGTGAAATTAATACAAAAAGACAGAATTTCAATATTGAGAAATGGGGTGTGAAGAACATCAGTCAATGTGATCAAATAAAAGAGAAAATATCAATAGGACTAAGAAATTCTCTACCAGAAGTGAGAAATAGAAAAGTTCTAGAGAGATTGGAAGAATCTGGATTCAAGCTTTTAGGACTTACAAATTTTGAGTTTGAATTAAATTGTTTAAAGTGTTCTAATGATTTTAAGATAAGAAGAACCTTGTTTAATAGTAGAAAAAGATTTCAGAACGATATTTGTTTAATTTGTAATCCAGTTGGTCAATCTAATTTCGAACAAAGGGTTCAAGAATGGATTCAAACAGTATATAATGGTAGAATAGTTAATAACTATAGAGGTTATAAAAAATACGAATTGGATATTTTTTTACCTGAGTTAAATGTTGGGGTTGAATGTAATGGATTATGGTGGCATTCTGAAGTTTATAAAGAAAATTCATATCATAAAGATAAATTAAAGTTTTTTGAAGAAAACGGTGTTAAGATTTTGAATATTTGGGAAGATGATTGGAAGAACAAAACCGATATTATCAAAAGTAGAATAATTAATAAGTTAGGCTTAAATAAAAATAATATTGGAGCAAGAAAATGTAAAATTTCTGTTGTGAATAAGAATGATACGACTAAATTTCTTAACGAAAATCATATACAAGGTAATTGTATTTCTTCGGTTAATTTGGGTCTTTATTATAACAACGAATTGGTTTCAATTTGTACTTTTGGTAAACTAAGAAGAAATCTTGGGTGGAGAAATGTTTCTGAAGGACAATGGGAATTACTTAGATTTTGCAATAAATTAAATACTAATGTGGTTGGTGGTTTATCAAAATTAATTAATTTTTTCCTTTCAAATTATGAAGTTGAAAAATTATTATCCTATTGTGATAAATCTTTTAATGATGGTAGGTCTTATTTAAAAGTTGGATTTACTAAAATAAAGGAGACTGAACCGAACTATTATTGGTTTCATAAAGATGTAGGATTGAGAGAAAATCGTTGGAAATGGAGAAAAGATATTCTTGTAAAAATGGGTTATGATAAGAAGAAAACTGAAGTTCAGATATTACACGAATTAGGTTGGAGAAGAATACATGATTGTGGTTCTTATCTATTTGAAATTAAAAAGTAATCATATGATATTATCAAATATTGAGGGAATCGGTAAATGGAGTAATGCTGAAATTGAAGTTAGGTGTGATGAATGTTCTATTGAAAAGAAATTGAAATTCAAATTATATACATCTTATGGATATTCGGATGGTGCTTATTTATGTAAAAAATGAAAAATAAAATGTGAAAAAATTTATGATTCTAACTAGAGAAATAGAAATTAAAATTAATGATTATAATCTTTCTTATTATGAGGAGTTGGGTTATGATGTATATTGTGGTGAGACTATAATTATACCTGTTGATCTCTTATCTTATGGTAGTCAAATAAAGATACAGTGTAAGTGTGATGGATGTGAAATAATAAAAGAAGTCATGTTTAAGAATTATGTTAAATATGGTAATCGTTGGGGAGAATATTATTGTAGGAAATGTGCAGAAAAGAAGAGAAAGGAGACTTTACAGCAAAATTTTGGAGTCGAATATCCTTATCAGAGTGCTCAGATAAAGGATAAATGGAAAAACACTTTATTACAAAATTGGGGTGTTGATAATCCTTCAAGGTCTGATGAAATAATTAAGAAAAAATTGAAAAACAAAAGTAGATAAATTGATATAAATTTACAAATTATTATAAGTTAAAATTAATTAGATATGAAAAAGGCATTTATCCAATTTTGGAGTTATGAGGGAAGTCCGGCTGGTGCAACTTTACACTTAAATAAAGAAGTTTTTTTGAAATGGTCAAAAATGAACAAAGAATTAACAGTTTTTGAAGAATTGAAGGAAGTGGAAGTTTCAACAAATTTATACTTTGAGATGTTATATAATGATGGAAGTTTTGAACTGAGACAGAACTCGGTTAATAACCTAATAAAATTAGGTGAAATAAAAAGTGAAGAATTTTCGGATGTTGAATAATATTATCTTACTTTTTGCTCCAATTTTTTTATTTGTTGAAATTTGGGGATTGATGAATAGGAGTCTTTTATATGGAAGGTTAACTCCCGAAAAAATAGATTCAGTCAATCCAAATCTATTATTGACATTTTATAGTTTAAGGGTAACTTATTTACTTTGGATGATTTTTGGATTATTCGGTTGGGCTTGGATTCAGATTTTGAGTTTAATCCTGATTGGATTTTCCAAAAATTTTATTTTAATGACTGGTAAAAATTTATGGATCAATGTTTATGATTTGTTTAACTGTTTTGTCAGTTCAATTATACTAATCATTATTTTACTCCAAGCAATTTCTCGGTTATTATAATAAATTCGAATCCTTTTTTTTGACAGTAATCTATCATATAAGACCATTTTGATAGATTTTTGTTATACATTTTTAGTGCATATTCAAAATTTTTAAGTTGTTTTGCTGTTGGATTCTGCTTCAATACAGGTTCAATTGTTTCTGAATAGGGTTTAACTTCTGCTACAACTTTACTTATAGAACCATCTTCTCTTTTTAGTTCATAATAAAAATCTGGGTAATAAGTATGTTCTGAAGTTTTATATTCTTGAGCTTCTGAAAGCCATTCGGTTTTAGTATATGGTACTTTAAGATTTTCAGATCCCCACATAGATATTTTTTCATTATTATCTAAATAGATCATCATTTTTTGTTCAAGTCCTGAACGATAAAAGAGACCTCCTTGGGAATTCAGTTTAATTACTTTGTCTTTATTTTTAGGAACATATAGACCTTGATGATATTGTGAGTTATTCGGTTTCGAATTAAGCATCTTTTTTTAAGAATTTTTAATATATATTAAAAAAATAAATTTCTATGGGTGAATTATCGGAAAGATGTAAATTGAGTATATTGGTTAATGGAAATGGAATTGCTGATGCCTATAAAAATAATACTGTATATTTTTATAATAAGTTTAGACAATCGGATGAAGAAGTGAAAAGTCTTTCACCCGGTGATATTCAGTTGGGTAGATTTTATCATCTTCATTGTAATGATGTTTCAAACTGGATTCAATATTCACCAATATTCACTGTTGATTTCAAGAAATTTTCAAATGTTATAATGATTTTAGGTATAAACTTTAATTTCATTCCATTTGAGATTAGAGAGGCTATTTTTGATAAGTATATGGTAGAAGATGATTTTGAAAAAGATAAGGCTTTATCAGTTTCATTTGAAGGTGTTTATAAAGAACTAATGAAATGGGGATTTGAGTATGCAATTGTTGAATATAGTGTTAATCAGATTGTTTTAGCTCATAAAATAGATATGTCTGTTGTTCCTAGATTTCTATATTCAAGTCACCCTTTGAATAAATATGATCCTCAAAAATTATATTCAATTTGGGAGTCAAAAATTGATGGTAGATCACAAAGACACGAAGAAATGAATGAATTGTTGATGAGAGATTTTACGAAGGCGTCGGAAGAAATTAATGAAAATTTCAAATTATTAAAAGATCACATATTTAGAGTTCAAAAAAGAATTAGAGGAAAATAATATAGAAAAATATAGAAAGAGAGGAAGACTTCTTTGATATATATTAAGAATGAAAGCAAAAGAAATCTTAGAAAAATATAGAATCACGAGAAAAACTCTTTATAATTGGGTTAAAAGTGGTAAAATTCGGGTTGAAAAGACTCCGAGTGGTAGATATTTATATTTCGAGAAAAATTAAAAACTAAATAAACATATGGCAGGAAGTTATAATCCATTAAATAATCAAAATCAAAATACATTTGTATCAACAGCAGTTGAAAACAAGGGACTTTTTAGTAGGCTACTAAGAAACCTATCGAATTGGGGAATGAAATATGACGATATGATAATGAGAAACACAGTAGGTGTTGGTATCAATGAGGATCCTTATTCTCAGAAGAGTGATTCGATGCTTGCGTTTTTTTCACAGAAGGCAGTCGCCTCAGTCTTAAACAAGAAATCTGTTCCTTATTTAGATAAGTCATATGCTGATAAGAGAAGAATTTTGAGAGAGTATTCAATTAAGGATGAATTGAGGGATTTTGTTTCATCGGTTTCAGATGAGTCGATCATCTATAATGATGAAAGAGACTTTTGTTCCCCAAGACCTTTGCCAAATTCATATTCGAAGGATATTTTAGATAAGTATCAAGAGAATTTTGAGACTATTTATAACAGATTTGGATTCAATGACACAATCACTGCTTGGAACATGATGAAAGATTTCTTGATAGATGGTTATGTTGCTATGGAAATAGTTTGGGATGATAAGAAGAAAAATATAGTTTACTTTAATAGATTAAGACCAGAGACTTTAGTTCCGGCTTATGAACCTGCTATAGGAACTTTATGGATTCAATATCCAGAAGATCCACAATTAAGAAGAATATTTTTAGATTCTCAGATTGTTTTTATTTCTTATTCAACTCAAAATGATTATACAGAAACTTCATATTTGGAGGGATTGATTAAACCTTATAATCAGTTAAAGATTATGGAACAAACAAGAATTATGTTCAATATTGTGAATGCTTCAGTTTATCAAAAATTTACTGTTCCAATTAAGGGTTTACCAAGACAAAGAGCAGAAGAGCAAATTGGTCAATTGATTGCTGACTATTCAGAAGAAATTGAATGGGATGATACATTGGGTACTGTTTCTATTAATGGAAGAAAGCATCTACCTTACAATAAGCAAATTTGGTTTCCAGAGGGTGATGCTGGAACACCTAATATGACATTGGAGTCTCCTCAGGGTCATAATTTGAATGAGAATGACATGTTGAGTTGGTTCTACAATATATTAAAGAGAGCTTCTAAAATTCCGGCTCAACGTTTTGAGAAAGAGAGTGGTGGTGGAACTGTATTTGATGATGCTGCTTCGATGACAAGAGATGAAGTTAAGTTTAATAATTTTATTAATAGGTTGAGAGCCAATTGGAAAGAATTGATAGTGAAGCCTTTGAAACTTCAAATGTGTATGGATTTTCCGGAATTGAAAGATGACGAGATATTTTTGAATAGTGTAGATATTATTTTTGTATCCAATCAATTATTTGAAGAGTGGAAAAAATTAGGAAATATGGAAAAAAGAGCGGGAATTCTTAGCACAATGTTAGGTATTCAGACTGCTGATGGTCAACCTTATTTCCATATTGAATACTTAGTTGATAAATATTTGAAATTGACACCTGAAGAAAAAGAAGAAAATAAGTCTTATTGGATTAAATTCAAAGGAGGTGCTGGAGCTGCTGAAGGTGGTGGTGAAGCTGGTGCTGAAGGTGGTGGTGAAATGGGAGCTGAAGCTGGTGCTGAAACTGGTGGAGCTGAAGCGGGTGCTGAAACTGGTGGTGAGACCGGTGGTGGAGAAGCTGGAGGTGAAGAAGGTGGTGGTTCGGAATTTGAATTCTAAAAAAAAGAGAACCCAGATTTAATCTGGGTTTTTTTAATTAATAAAAAAAAGTCTGAAATAAATTTCAGACTTTTTTCCTCATCGGAGACTCAGATGAGTAGAATTTAGCTGGTTTGTTTTCTCTTCAAAAAACCAATTAGTGTCTTACCACATTTAAAACAGTCAAGCTACTGGGAGGCTCTGCTACCTGCCTTTGATCCTAGACCCCTTTTTTAAGACCTGTGTCGAGGTGTCAGTCACAACATTTTTAAGTAACGTTGCCAAATCTTGGGTGTCTCTTTTTCAATTCTGATTTTTATAGTCAAATACCAACAATTTGTTTAAAATAGATAATTTGGATTTTATTTTTTTATATATAAAAGAAAAAAATTAAAGATGAAATATATTAAATCTTACGAATCTTTCAAACATGATAAAGATGAGTCAGTAAACGAAAACATTTTCGGTGGTCTATTCAACTTGGTAAAAGGTGTTTTTGGTAGGGCAAAAGCAGCTATAAATAAAACTAAAGGTGGTAAAGAAGTGCAAGCTATTTATGACAAATACTTAAAAATAATAAATTTACAACTTGCGAATAAGGCTAAAATTAATTTGAATTTGAAAAGTGCTGATCAGACAATCAAATCTGAAAAGGAGGATAAAAATGAAAGTTTACTTATCAAGGAAGCAGATGAGGCACCAGTTTTAGACCCAAAAGAAGAGGAGGATCAGGATAAAAATGTAAAATTGGATTCAGCGACATTGAAACAAAAAATGTCAATTATAACTCAGATTATTAATTTACAAAAAGAAGCTGCAAAAAAAGAAATGCAAAAAGTTCTTAAGAAATATGGCGGTACTGAAAAGAGTCCTGACTTAGCGGAGATAATAGATAATAAAATTAGAGAATTCGATTTAGCTCTTTTGAATGCGGAAATGGATTTTCTAGATAAAGCCGGTGATAAGACAGCACTTGATAAGGTTACCAAGAATAGAGATAAAGTAACTAAAGAGTTAGACGCCTCTTACAAAAAAATTGGAACTGCTGCTACATCTCAAATAAAGGTTGACGATAAAACATTCAATTTAGGTAAAAAATATAGATACAAGTCCGAAGATGGTGTAAAAACTATTGTTATAAAAGGGAAATCAGAGGAAGAAGGTAAGATTAAAGCTGCTTATACTTATGGTGACACCAAAGATAAAGAACAAGACTTTACTGTTGATAATATTGACACTGTATTCAAGCCTGAAATGGAGGGGGAATATGGGTATTACAGTGAAAATAACGACAGAATTATAACAGTTCAGGTAATAGGTCAACCAAATGATAAGGGGTTTGTTCAAGTAAAAACGGGTAAAGCTGACTTCAATGTAGAAGTAGGTGCTTTAGTAGATAAACCAGAGGAAAAATAAAATATTTTTGTGATGATATCATAGAAAAATTAAAGTCATAGATAAAATCTATGACTTTTTTAATTTTATTGTACTACAATTTTATGACTTCCTAAATCACTAATTTTTCTAACTTTAATTTTGGTATCACCATCTACACATCCCGGTTCACCGATCAAAATAGCGTTACTCTTCTTTTTCCTTGAAAGAATCTGTGAAACTCTTTCGATTTCTTTTTCACGGCCAATAATTGGATCTATTTTTCCTTCTTCAGCCAACTTAGTCAAGTCTCTACTAAAAGAGTCTAAAACTGGAGTTTTTGATTTGGGATCAACATGTTTTTTCTGGCCTTTGAATTTATCATCAAAGTCATCGTCTTCGAGTGACATTTTTGGTAAGTTTAATTCTTTCTCTTGCATCTTTTTTATTTAATGTTTCAATTTATATTAAAAAATTTATTCTAAGTTCAGAGTGCTAACTTTTTATCTCTTAAAAATTCTCTTAAAAAATAATTTTTATCACCACCTATTTCTTTAATCCAGTTACTTTTAGAAAACGGATTAAACCAATTTGTCTTAAAATCCGGGTATTTTTTTCTGTTAAAAACTCTTTCATCTGCTAAAAATACAAAAGCAGTCATTTGATCGCCTAAGTCTGGTTCCCTAAAATCTTGACAAGGAATTTCCATTTCTTCAAACTGATTGAAGTATTCATTTAGAGTTCCTGGGCAAGTAGTGTTAAGATTTGTAGTTCCTCCATCTAAAATTATAAATGTTTGCCAATTATCAGCCCAATCATTCCATATTTGAAGTAGTTCTTCGTCGCCAGAGTTCTTTATCTTTTGACCAAATTTAACAACTGCGTGACCAAACTGAATTCCCTTTTGGATCCCGGTCAATTGATAATTGACGAATCCATACATTCTAAGTTCTAATTTATTCATCTTTTTAAGTTAAAAAAAGACTGATAAAAAATTTTATCAGTCTTTAAGATTAAGAATTAATCTGTTTTGTAAGACTTGAACCTGGTTTGAATTTAGCTGATTTCTTAGCTGGGATTTTAATTTCCTCACCTGTCTTAGGATTTCTACCTGTTCTTTCACCTCTTGAGATAGTTTCAAAAGTTCCGAAACCAACAAGTGTCAATTTTTCTCCTTTTGTAAGAGATGTTTCGATTGCTTTGATAACAGCATCAACCGCTTCACCAGCAGCTTTTTTAGTAATACCAGCCGTGCCAGCAACTTCGTCTATCAATTCTGATTTTTTCATTTTTAATGTTTTAATTTTTTAGTATGAAATATTGAATTTACATATATCTCTTATATTATAAGGCTTTCAACATGTTTTAGAAAAGTTTATAATTTTTCTAAATTTTTTGATAAGAAATATAATCAATATCTATATTTTCGAAATTAGATTTTTGACATTCAATAACTTCCCAATCATTTCCTATTTGTGGAAAATAAGTATCTCCGTCAAAATTTTTATGAATAAGTGTCAATTCTATTCTATCAGCTCTATCTAAAAACTGTTTATAGATTTCACCACCTCCAATGACAAAGATATTGTTCTTTTCAAAGATCTCTAAGACATCAGAAATCTTATTGTAAACAAGACAATTTTCTGCCTTGAAGTTCTTATCTCTCGTTAAAATGATATTAGTTCTTCCTGGTAAAGGTTTTCCAATTGATTCGTATGTTTTTCTTCCCATCACTATTGGGTTACCTAAGGTTAACTTTTTGAATCTTTTCAAATCTTCTGGTATATGCCAAATTAGAGTTCCATCTTTACCGATAACTCTATTTTCTGAACAGGCTGCTATTAAAGTAATCATTTTGCTATTATTAAAGTTATTGAATCTTTGCCGTTTGTTATGGCTCTGTGATATCCATCTACAAGATAAAAACTATCACCTCTTTTGATGGCAATACCCAAAGGTAAATCAATTTTACATTTTTTTAGGTAATCAAGGTTTTTTGACTGAACTCTTAGATGATGGGTTTTTTCTGGGAAAATCAATTGTGGTTTAGGTATAGTCATAATCTCAAAAGATTTATCTGAAATATCATCTCTTATCCATTGATATTCTAAAAGTAATGAATGTTCGACTTTTTCTTTTAGAGAGTCTTTGTTAAAGAGTTCAAATAATTCTTTTCTCAACTTAAAAAAAACATCATCAATTATCTTGATGATTCCTAATTCTTGACCATAATATCCATTCTTAACTTCACAAGTCCAATTATTTAGTGACCATAATTTATTGATTGATAATAACCTTATTATAAAATAAAGATTAACTATTTTATAGTCATAATCATGTAGTATGTTAAGAATACTAATTTTTCTATTTATATTTTTGAAATTTGGGTGAAGTGTATTATAAATATAATTTGCAAATTCGAATATATTTATTTCTTCACATTCTAATTGTTCTATTTGAGCACATCTACAATAGTCGTCTTCAAGGCATCCAGTTTCCTTACAGGAAAAAGTCATTTTATAATTATATTTTATAAAAAGATTTTCTTCCCAAAATTCATTTTTAAACCTTTCATTTATGTGCTCTTCATCCATTTAACTCTTTTTTAGGATTTTAAGGTGTATTTCTTTTAATGATTCTATTCCCTTTTCATTTATTAAATCTAAAATTTTATCAACATCTAAATTTGATTCCATCCATTTCTCTAATGCAACTAAAAAATCAAATAGTTTTTCAGTGTTCTTTTTATTACGAAATTTTTTAAGGTTTTCATTCAAATCAATATTACAATCTAATATATGTTTAGATATGTCTTTTGTTACATTCGGAATGATATTATTAAAAAGAACTATTTTGTATTTATCCGCAGTTTTACTGTCAGTTATCAATATCAGGGTATAATTATTGAAGTCATCCTCGTAATCAAAGGATGAGAATATATCAAGCGTAGATAGTTTTTCCTTCTCCCCCGAAGTCATTGTGTTATAATCATGTGCTACATCAAAGGGGGTTCTGAAAAAATCAATCTGGTACACTCTTAGGTTTTTAAGTTTTTCAATTTCATGCAACATCATGATATATATATTCTTTAATTTAGACAGTCATTTTTCAAAACCCTTGAAATTTTGAATTTTATATTAATGTATCTACATATATTTATATATTTGTTTTCTTTTGTGACATTTTTCTCCAATAAGATAGAGCGGGTATTAATTCTTCAACTTCTGTCCTGTTCATTGTGCTTTCGTGACCCCCCATATCTGGTTGATATTCAAGCTTTAATGTGATTCCATCCCAGAAATACTTTTTGAATTTTATTCCATACTCCACTAAAAACTTTTTAATCAAGCTCGTTTCATAAAGTTTCCTTCTTTGACAAATATCTATAGATGTCACTGTTTTCGAATTTTTATCTATCTCGATATATGAGATGTGTTTGTCAAAATCATAGTCAAAAAACCAATGTTTTTGTTTTTCTGAATCTTTCACTTTCTTTGGTGTTGATTCGTAGTCCCAATCCCAACCTCCACCAATTGTATATCCAGTATCTCTTGTTTCAGACACTTTCGGATCTCTATCAACCGGCAAATTTTCCCAATCTACTTTAAGACAAGTATTTGCTAATTTTATCAAGTGATTAATATCTTGACATTCTCTTGAAGTATGTTCATTGTAGTATCCTACTGATATGTTTGTACATTCTGGATATATTGAAACAAATTGAACAGAATCTGTGTAAATTCCAGTCGGATCATTTTTATAACTGAAACTTCTATCTGGACAATTTTCATTCAATTCTTTAGAAAGCGCATCTCCGAATTTTTCTGAGCAACATCTTGAGTAACTTTGAAATGTTATCACTGATTCAGTCCCACGTCTATCAAATGATATTACTTTTTTGATTGATTGAATTGGTTCTAATTTGTGTTTTGATGCAACCAATTTTGAACCTTTACAACCAACTTCTTCACCTAAGAAAAAGTAATATAGACCTTTGATATTATGTTGAATCATAAACATCATGATTGTTACTCCCGCCTTATCATCAGCTCCTAAAATAGTAGTTCCATCCGACTTTATCATTCCATCTTCTTCTTTGTGAATGACCTCGACTAATTTTGATGTTGCTGTGTCTAAGTGTGATGTGAACATGACTGAAGGATTTTCTCCAATCTGTATGAAGAGATTACCGAATTCATCTTTTTGAAGATTACTTGGTAATAAATGAAACAAATCTGCTTCAGTTCCGTGTGGATATGTTCTTGTTGTTAATGATAAAAATGTTTCTCTGATGTCCATATTGTGTAGTTATTTGTTGATATAACTTATCATGATGTTTAAAAGTTCCAATTGATGAAAAAAAAATTTAATATATAAGGATATGTATCAAATTACTCGTAATCCAACTGAGGGAACAATTCAACTATCCGATTCTTGGTCGATATCTGCTACTGGAAGTAGTGCTGCCCCGCAACTCTTACAACCTGGTGATGAGTTCGTTTTTAGTTATATAGAACTGGAAGATGTAGAAAAATTCAAAACTTTTTCTTATGACTATTTAGGAAAAACCGAAAATAGATTTGTAGAAACTTTTTATAGAATAAGTAGAGATGGTCAGGCTTACACCAATTGGTTGACATTAGCTCCATCTATTGGTAATTTTCCCGCAGTTAATTCAAGTGATAGACTTTGGATTGATATAAAATTTGTTAGAAAGGGAACATCGACTGTTGGTTCTATTAAAATTTTAGAGTATATACTAAACGGAACTCTTGAAAGAAATGTTGTTCAGGGAGATCAACCTATTTCTCTCACACCGGATCAATCTACATTTATACTAAAACCACCTTTTATATACAAAGTTTTTAAGATTACAGATATTGAAGTTATTTCAAGTGGTGAGATAGATGTTGACTATACAATAAAGTATAGATATTCACAGGATTATGGAAGATCAATTTCGAATTGGGAATATTTTACAAAGGAAAATATTACGACTTTAAGGATATCTCCGATCAGATTTTTTCAGATTGAATATCTTATTGAATTGAAATCAGGAAGTGCTAAAATTTGGGACATCAATCTAATTGGTGATTTTCAAAATGTATCTAAAGATTACTTCAAAACAAATTTATATGGTGTTAGAGAAGATTGTAACTGTTTAAAATTAGGTCTTGTAGGAGATCCTTCAACATTTCCTGCTCAAGTTTCAGGTGACGAAGATTCTCCGATTCCAGAAACAATGTCTGTATTACCTCAATTGACAGAAGAAGATAAAACAAAGTTGTTTGAGCCTTATAAAGTGCAAGTTGCAACTGATCTTTTAAATAAAATGTCTAACGATGCTAACCTTATTTTTGGACATGAGATTACTTATTTCTTGACTGACCCAGATAAAAAGGGAATCGATTATACATTCCACGAATATCAATTATATAATTTTGTTGCGAATTGTAATATCAAAGTATCAGTTGAAGGAAATCAATTTCCTGAAAACACGGGTGCAATTAATCAGTTCGATCTTTCTCTTTTTGATTCTTTTGAGATTCATGTTCCGAAAAAAGTTTTTAAGGAAGCTTTTGGTGCAGATAAAAGACCATCAAAAGAAGATTTCCTTTGGTTTTGTGAAATAAACAAGATGTTTACCGTTGAACATTCACATGCTTATAGACAATTCAATAACAATTCAATTTATTATAAAGTTATGTTGAAAAAATACAATCAAAAATCAAATGTTATTGGTATTAATCAAACAATGACTGATAAGGTTACAGCACTCACGAGAAACTCAACTATTAATGAACTCTTTGGTTTAGAAAACATTCAAGATAAAAATGCTGTTGCTAATAAAGAACAATTCAAACCATTAACAGCTGAGCCAATAAGATTAACAGTTGTTGCTAAAATTGTAAAGGAACTAATTGAGAATGCTGAAATTATTATTTCAAAAACCAATTATGACCTTTCTTCAGTTCCATTTGGTTTAACAACTTCTAATACGGCAGTTTCTTATCAGAATATGAAAAATTATTTTGCAAAAGGCACAAATGTTTCTTTCATGTGTTGGTTCAATATCAATAATTACACTTATAATGACAATTATAACATGTTTAATTACTATGACGACACATCTCAACAGGGAATAGATATAACAATTAATAATGATTTAGCTAAAGTTAAATGGAATGATCAAAACTTCGGTCTAACACTTTCTGCTGGATTAGATGAAGAAACTTGGTATGCTTACCTTGTAAATGTAGATCAAAGACAAAGAACCATTTCTCAATATATCTACAAAAGAAATGTCACAGATGAAGCAGATGCCCCATCTCTCGGTTCAACAAAGTTGAAGAAAATATATTCAAATACTCAAGAACTTGAACCTGTTGAAATTAAAATAGAAAATATAAACGCAAGAGTTTTATCAGGTGATATGAAAATTACAAATCTAAGATTCTTCGTTGATGTTACACCTGAAGAACAACACAACAAAATCCTTAACCAAACAATTATCAGAGACGATTCTAAATATCTAATTTTCGCTGATAATGCTAATCAAAGATTAACACTACCAAATTATCCATTAGATCCACTTGATCCAGATAACATTAGATAGAATTAACCTAAGATTAACCCAAACTTAACATTAAATTAACATAACTCAAAATCCTTGGAAACACTTTAACTTCCAAGGATTTTTCTACTTTATCAAATTAATAATAAATTAACATTTCAATTTTTAATTCATATATAAAGAAAAAAAATTAAAACCATTATGAAAAATTTATTAATGATTCTGCAAATTCTGTTAGTTGTTTTTGCACTTCAATCATGTCAACAGGACAAATGTCTTAACACAATCTGTCCAACCGGTCAAGTCTGTGTAGATGGAACTTGCCAAGGATCACAAATTAACACAATCGTAAATTCAAATATCTCTACAAACACAACTTGGACTAAAGATAATGTTTACGAATTATCCGGAAGAATCACAGTCGAAAATGGTGCAACACTTACAATCGAAGCCGGAACAATTATCAAAGGTCAAGCAGGATCAGGTTCGAATGCCACCGCTCTACTAATCGCAAGAGGTGCAAAATTAAATGCTGTGGGAACCGAACTCGCACCAATTATCTTTACAACCGTGGCAGACGAAATCTCCAAAGAACAAGTTGCTGCCGGTAACTTCACAAGCCCAAATCTTACAAATGATATCTCTGGTCTTTGGGGTGGTGTCATCATCTTAGGAAAAGCACCAATTTCCGCATCTTCAACAGAAATTCAAATCGAAGGTATTCCTACAACCGATATGAACGGTCTTTATGGTGGAACTGATGCAACAGATAACTCTGGTATTATTAAATATGTTTCTATTCGTCACGGTGGTGCAAATATCGGAAACGGCAATGAAATCAACGGTCTTACTTTAGGTGGGGTGGGTAATGGAACAACCATCGAAAATATCGAAATTATCGGTAACCAAGATGATGGTGTCGAATTCTTCGGAGGTTCTGTTAATCTAACAAATTTAATCGTTGTGAATTCTGGTGATGACGCAGTTGATACAGATCAAGCTTGGACTGGAACACTTAATAACTTTATCGTTATCTGTGGCGCTGCTACCGACCACGCTCTCGAAATTGACGGTCCAGAAGGAACACTTTTAGGTTCACATACACTTAAAAACGGTTCAGTTAAAGGTTCATCAGTTGCTGAATTAGGTGACTTCAGAGCTTGTGCAAGAGGAACTTTTGAAAATATATTTTTCTTTAACTTTCCTAATCCTGCAGTTGACTCAAGAGGTGATCTTTCACTTTCAAATCCAACTACATCAAGTTCACCAACCTGCACAACCGATAATTTCACACAAGGATTATTAGTATTCTCAAATCTTCAAGCAATCCTTCCTGATGGTGTAGCACTTTCATCAGTATTCAAAAATGGAACTGACGCTTTCGCAACTCAAGTAACAACAAGAGGAACAGGTGCTAATAAATCAGCATTTAGTTGGACAACAACTTCACAAATTGATTTGTTGACTGATTTCTAATCAAAATGGATATATAGAAAAAATCCAGATCTTTAGAGGTCTGGATTTTTTTATCTAATTTTAATTCTTTCCTTTTCTATTTTAGAATCTGTCCAAAAATTCCAAACATCATTTTCTGGCGATTGCCAAGCATCTTTATCTAGATAAAAATTAATATTCAAGCCTTTCATATCAATCTCTAAAAGAACTGGTTTATCATTTCTATCCTTTTGTTTCATCACAAAATCAAATAATAAATCTTTTTCCATTTCGTTGAATGGATTGTTTGTAAAGTGTGTTTTTGGATATTCCCAAGAATAATTCATATCAGGGCTCGATATGTTAGGTATCAATCCATTCGTAAGTATACCATCAAGATATTTCTCAAGTGTAACATGATAAATTTTTGAATATTTCTTAATTATGTCTGTGATATTCTCTTCACCTTCCAATCTCGCTTCTATGTAGAAAGAATCATCATTTTTAATTTCCTTCAAAACATATAAATTATATCTTTCAATTAATTCTCTCACCTTTCTGTAGTAATACTCAACTCTAAATTTATCTTCTTCTCTAAGTTCAGTGAACTCAAATCCAAAATCAAAAACCATAGTTCTATAACCACCTATTGGATGTAGAAAAACATATGTGTGATTCGATGGTAATTCATTTTCAATTATAAACCAATCAAATCCAAATTCTCTGAAAATATTTTTACTCTCGGATTCTTTTACTATGGATACACTTTCGAATAACTGTTTATACGTTTTAATTCTTTTCATTTCACTAATATTATTTGTTTATTATCAAATATAACAGCATCTATTATTTTACCTTGATGTAAGTCAATTACACCATCTCGAGCTAAATCCTGTGCAATCAATACACCAACATTCGGTTCAATTTAGCATAATAAGTAGCGTCTTTTTTTGAAGATGTAAACCAACCAGCACCCCGGAATTCACCACTTGTATAGGAACCTACATGATACATTAGAAGTGGTTTTCCAAACTCATCAACAACCTTTGTTTCTAATGGGTCTGTTAAAAATTGTCTGAAAGATTTTATCATTTTTTTTTAGAATAAGTATTTTTGGTATATATTAAATTAATTCATTAAATTTAATTTCTCAATAAACTCGCTATCAATTAAAGTTCTTTTAATTGAATTCAAATATCTTTTAGTAATACATAAATTATCTAAAGAACCTATTTCCTCGGAAGATATCCCATTTTGAAATCCATAAAATACACTAATTTTATGATCTATTGTTGGATAAAATCTATGAACATGTGATAAACCTAAATATTTTTTTATTAATTCTCCATCATAAAAATCATCACCATCCCAATTTTCATAGAGTTTAGCTGTATTTCTTTTGGTGAATTTTCTGACCTCTCTTTTATATTTTTCCCAAGGCTCAATTAACTCCGGATCTATTATAATATTCCTTTCAATTTTTGTGCTCAATCCCTTTTCAACAATTTCCGGAACTTTTGAAACATTATCAACTCCATATTTTTCAAGACAAGTTTCAATTTTCTTCTTTTCCATCTGTTCTAATCCTTCAATAAATTTCTTCTTCCAAATTTCGGATTGTGAAAAGTGTTCAACGCCATATTTTTCCAAAAATGTCTTCTTAATTTTTGCCACGATTTTATCTTTATTATCTGAAATCATCTTCTTGAAATCATCAGTTTTTGAAAACGAATCAACACCATATTTATTCATTAATGTTTCTTTAGATTTTGTTTTAAACTCTTCAGAAGACATCCAAACACGATTCGACTCTATTATCTCTGGTGATAACATAGCATGTGTATAACCATATTTTTTCATACAGGTTTCTTTTATTTTATCTCTATGTGAACTCAATTTATTTGGATTGCTAACACCATATTTTTCAAGACAAGATTTTTCGAATTTTTCTTTGAACTCTTCCGTATTTGAATATGATGCTACACCATACTTTTCTATATTAGTCATTTCTTTCTTTTTATTCTTACAAGAAAAACAAGAATAGAAGTTATATCCACCTCTTTCATAATTACGCCAGTATTTAGATATGCTTAAATTGGTTTCAGAGCTACAAATATCACAGATAGCGGTTATTCTTTCTTTTGATGACTTAGAAACTTGTTCGATAGGAACTTCTAAATTTATTTTTTCAGTAAAATTACTAAAAGAAAGATTGTATCCGAGTTCTCTGAAATGGCTAATGTTTCGAGCATTAATAGAGATTATAATTTTTTCTTCTTTAATCATAAACTATTGTTCTTTTTATTTATATATATTAAAAGACAATAAGTCCCTTTTAAAATAAGTTAATTTTTTTTATGAACAAATCTGATATTCAAGTAAGAATTGAAGAGTTAAAATTGAAAGCAAATGAGCTGAAGAAAGAAGTGGAATACTTCAACGCTCTTCAGCTTGCTCGATGACCCCCTCTGAGTAATTGGAGGGGGTAAATAAGCTCTTAAATTAGTTTTAAATGGAAGTTACGGTGCATTTGCGACCCCCTACTTCATTCTTTTTAATCAAAATGTAGCGGGAACCATCACAGCCGAAGGAAGAAATCTGACAAGAACAATGTCAGAAAAGAATGAGAAATATTGGTATACGATGTGGCACACTGAAAAGTGGATTCATGATAAGTTAAAGATTTCAGATGTTGTGCAAATACCTGATAATCAACCTGTTAGTGTGTATGGGGATACGGATAGCGTTTTTAAAGACACACTAATTCATACGAGTGTTGGAATCAAAACTATAGAAGAATTCTATAATTCCAATATGTTGAATGGTTCCGCTGGTGAAACCACTAACGGTCACGAATCCGTATTAACACATGATCGAGTTCTTAATTGGGATAACGACCAACTTTACTATGCGGATGTTCGTAGAATTATTAGACATAAAGTTTCTAAACCAAAGTGGAAGTTGAAGACCAAATCTGGTAAAGAAATCATAGTAACTGGTGATCATTCTATGGTAGTCTTCCGTGATGGTAAAAAATTGGTAGTTAAACCATCGGAAATTTTAAAAACTGACAAAATTTTATGTTTGGAAAATAATATATAGAGATAAACCTATCACCGTAAATCATGACTATAAACAAAGAATTCATTGAAAAATTTAACAAGAATAAATCTCTCGATTTATATAGAGAGATTTATTCTAATTTTATTGCAGAAAAACATCATTGTAGAGTCTGTGAAGATGTGATTTATTATTATGATTCTTCTTTTAAGATTTCCAAAAAGACTAAAGAACTTGAAACTATTGGTAAGTCTTATCACATCAAAAAAACTGTTTTGGATAAAGATTATCACCTAACTATTTGTGAGAAGTGTTTGACAGAGAAATTTCCTGATTATGCAACAAAGAATAAATCAAGGGTCTTCAATGGTATGAATGAAACTACGAAATTTGCATTTGAAATTCCTGAAGATGTTTCTTCTCAGTGGATTAATCAAAACTATTCAATTACTGAAAAGACTTTGATTGAGAAATGGGGTGAAGTTGAGGGTAAAGAGAGGTGGAAAAATTACTGTGAAAAGCAGTCTATATCTAACACATTTGAGTTTAAAAGAGATAAATGGGGTTGGACAAGAGAACAATTTGATGAGTATAATAAAAGTCGTTCTGTGACACTTCCAAACTTGATTAGTAGATGGGGTGAGGAAAAGGGATTAGAAATTTGGTTAAATTATTGTGATCGTCAGAGATATACTACTACATTAGAATACTTTATTGAGGAATATGGAGAGGAAATCGGTTCTCAGAAATACAATGAGTTTTCCAATAAAAGAATTTTCAAAGGTGGATTTTCAGAAATGTCACAGAAATTGTTTATTGAACTTGATAAACATCTATCTAAGTTCGGAACTTATTATGCTACCAAAAATGGCGAGAAGTCATTTTTAAGAAAAATCGGAGATAGAAGTTTTGAATATTATTTAGATTATTGGATTGAGGATTTGAATATAGGTATTGAATTTAATGGTGATAAATGGCATGCTAATCCATCCATTTATGAATCTAACTCGACTCCTATGCCTTTTGCTGGTAATATGATGGCTGAGACTATTTGGAAGAGAGATAAGATTAAAGTAGAATATTTGAGAGATAAGTTGAGTAAATTAATAATTGTTTGGGAAAATGATTATTTGAAAGATGGTTTAGATTTGACAGTTAAGAAGATCTTGAAGCAACTTTAAATTCATATTTATACATTTTGAAAAAAATCCTGAAACAAAATAATTAAAAATAATATTTTTTTTAACAATGGAAATATTCACCTACGGAACTCTACTCAATCAGACTATACAACTCAGAGAATTTGGTTAAACATTTTCTTTTAAAAATGTGACTTCTTAGTTGATGATTGGAAAACTAAAGAATGTTTTTTAGATGATGATTTTTATAAGTTTGTAATTCCATAAATTGTTTATCCTATTCAGTGTCAAATTGTCCATGAAATAATGTTTTAAGTTGGTGAATTGGAATGAAGAAAACTATATTCGCATTCCGATTAAAACCAATTCGTGTAAAGAATGTATAATGTTTGTTAAAAACTTTAATCTATGAAAGAGTATTTTTTTGATGATATAGAATCTTGTGAGCAAATCGGAGAATTCGAGGATGAGTGGGTTTATGATATAGAAATGAATGATGATACACATACATTTATTGCAAATGATATGCTTGTTCATAATTCTGTTTTTGTTGGATTTGAACCTGCTATAAAATCTTGTAAATGGCAAGACCAAATCTTCAATTCTGAATATCTTAATTCAGTTGAAAAACCTTTTTCTATCTTAACAAAAACTAAGTTCAAGGCTAAATTTAAGAATTCTAATTTACAGGCAGCAATTTTAGTTGATAAGTTAAATGAAGAAACGGAAAGTAAGATTAAGGATGCACTTTCTAAGTCAGAACTTTTATTGATTGATGGTGAGTTTATTAAAGATTGGAATTTAGAAAAGGTTATAAAGGATTTTAAGGGAGAAATCTTTTACAATTGGAAGAGAGAATTAGATTTCATTCATGGTCTAGACAAGTTCAGATTTGCTGATTATTTCAAGGAGTGTTTAGATGATTTGGCTGCATCTTATGGTGTTGAGAACAAACAGGATTTTGAGTTAGAGAGAGTTTCTGAGTCTATTATTAACATTGCTAAGAAGAAATATATTCAGCATATAGTTTATGAGGATGGTATTCCTTATGATAGATTGACTTATTTATTCCCTAAGGGTGTTGAGTTGGTTAGGTCTTCTACTCCATTATTTGCTCGTGATAAGATTATTGGGATTGTTAAATATTTGTTTGAGCATCCTGACACGTTTAACATTAAGGAGTTGTTGAAATTGGTGAAGAATTTGAAGAAGGAGTTTGATTTGTGTGTTCCTGATAGGATTGATGATATTTCTATGCAGTCATCCTGTTCTAATTATGAGGAGAAGGTGTTGAATGATAAGGATAGATTGGAGTTTGTTACGGGTTGTCACTTCGCAGTTAAAGCGGCTGGACATTTTAACTACCTTCTTCACAAAAACAAGCATTTGCAGTCTAAATATGAATTTATTAAGTCTGGAACAAAGATAAAATATTACTACTGTAAAGATAAGTCACTTGGTGATATTTTTGCCTATGTGAGGGGTTCTTTCCCTCACGAATTCGGCCCGGAAATTGATAATGACCTCCAATTTTCCAAATGTATCTTATCTCCAATAAATTCAATTATTGAGCCGTTGGGTCTTCCGAAGATAACAGAAAGGTTATCCGTTGTTATGAGTATTTTTGGATAGAGATAAAAGTAAATTAGTCAAGATTTCATTTACATCATCTAAATATGAGATTTTGACTAATTCTATTTTTTGTTCTTCACAAAATTTCTCCTTTATTTTTCTCAACTTCTTTTGATATTCGAAAGCTTCTGCTCCTCCGAAATAATCAACAGGTATGAAGTGTTGAATTCCGTCATATTCGATTAATATGTTTAAATCTGTCAGGTAAAAATCAAACTTTAATTGAAATTTATTCTTACATTCCGGAAATCTTTTCTGTGTTTCAAACCTTATTAAATTTTTTTCAAGAAAACTAGAAACTTTTTTTTCACCAAGTGACCATCTACAAGACGGACAACCGTTTCCAGAAAAGTGGGAAGAAGGTCTTTGTAAAAAGGATCCATGTGTCGGGCAAATAATTTCTATCTTGGTTATATCGTTTATATAAATTGACTTATCGTAAATATATTTATCACCGTGTGCTAATTTACTTCTTTCTATAAAATCTGTGATGTCTAATTTGCTACATGATTCACATCCGTTACCATTTAAGTGATTCATTGGACTTATTTTGAATTCACCATGTTTTTTACAGATTACTATGACTTTTGTTCTATTGTTTACGTATTTTACTTTTTCATATGAGTATTTGTCTAGATGTTTTATTGTTGATTTCTCAATAAATTTCTTTTGTTGAGTTGATTGTTTATTATCGAGATTACACTTTGTGCATCCAGTTCTTTGAATATTTTTATAGTTTATTTTTAACACTCCGTGTTTTTCGCAATTTGCCTCGAAATTTTCATCATATCTAACTAATTCATCATTTAGTGCAATCAAACCAAATTTATCTTTTACAATTTGTTTAAAATCTACTTTAAATTCTTTGTTTATAATTTTATAACCCTTTCTTTTCGAGTTCAAAAATTTAATTCCCTTCCTTTTCGAATTCACAATTTTCTGATTACAACTCTTACAAACAAATTTTTCATTCTTTTTAATGTTCGTCAAATAAGCTGCATATTTTATTTTTTTGTTTTCTTTACAAGAAGAACATTCACTGAAAACTTTTATATAGGAGTCTGTTTTTATTTTTATTTTTTCAGTGTCAATATCAACAAAAATTTCGTTTTTCTCTATAAATTCAAAATTATTAAGATATTCAAAGCTACGAGAATTCATTTCAAATTTCATAATCAAATAATAATTTTTTCTGTTCCTTGAACTTCCTTTTTCTTCAAATCTTGATATATCAACCATTCGATATATTTTGATTTATTTGTAATATTTTTGTCTATCAAATCTGATAGATTTTTGTCTAGTGACATAGCGATTGTTTTTTTAGTTATCTTTTTCATATTACTATATATTAAAATATCACACTCTAAAAGTATTATTTTAGTATTTTTTTTTAACTTTTTTTAAATATTTAATAAAATTTTTATG